GCTGTGAAATGTTCATGCTTAACCCAATAATTGATATAGTTTGATGTCTGCCAAACTAGAACCTTGGCTCTTAACAATGCCGCCCTTAGCGTATGTTTTAACTTTCTTAAAGTCTTTTGGTAACCCGCCACCAGAAGCCATTGCTTTATACAACAAGCCAGCACCTAATACGCTAGTACCAAGATTGATACCAGTTCCAAGTGCATTAGGCGGTGCTGTATATTGATTGCTTGTTTGTGACGCACTTTGGAACGGCAAGTTAGACATCATAGACTGAGCATATTGCTGTTGCTGGTATGGAAACTGTTGTTGCTGCAGACCAAACTGATTTTGTAATTGCAACTGTGCTAGCTTTGCTTGAGACTCTTGTGCGCCAATATTTCCTAATGTTCCACCAGCTTGAGTAGCGCCACTGTATCCAGCTTGAGCGCCCGCAACACCTTGCAATCCAACTTGTGATCCTTGCATTGCGGTTCCAAGACCAGCTAGTCCAACCTGTTGACCTTGCATACCAGCTTGTAAACCTTGTAATCCAAGATTAGCGCCAAACTGTTGGGCTTGTTGTGCTTGATTAAATGCATTGGTATAGCCTTGACCAATAGCCTGTTGACGAGCTAAGTCATAATTTTGTGCGCTTAAACCTTGAGCTAAAGTTGCACGATTTCCACCAAATGCTCCTTGACCAGCAGCGCCAGCATTAATTTGCTGTGCATCCATCTGTTGTTGCTGATTCAACATCTTTAGCTGTGGAGCTAACGCATCTTGAATGTAAGGGTTCATGTAAGCTTGAACCGCATTAGGATTCGTAGCTTGTTGTGCGTATAGATCACCAGAGCGACTAGCTGCAGTACCCATGGCAGAGCCTAGCTCACCATACTTGGTTCCTTGGGCGCCATATTGAGCGCCTTGTGCGCCATATCCAAGAGCTATAGGAGCATTAGCTAATGAGCCTTGACCACCAGCTTGTGCTAATGCAGCACCTTGTGCAAAATAACTTGGAAGACTTAGGTTAGCAGCCCCTTGGTAAGATTGATTTAATAGTCCAGGAGTCTGTTGATTGGCAATGAGGTTCTGCGTAGCATTTAAGTAATTACTGATGTACGGTTGCGCCCAAGGTTGAATCGAGGGCGTAGACGTTTGTGTCGTCATCCCTGCTGGACTTGAGGTATCAATACCTTGTGTTGTAATTGCCATAATTTAACCTTTTGGTAAAAATTTATTTGGATTAATTTGTTTGCCCTGCATCTTTTGTCCAGTGCGGGCTTCACGAATACGATCCATCATTTTGTACAACTGTTTAGCACCAGCATCTGTAGAGCCATTGCCTAAATGACTAACAACATCTGCTGGGATAACAAATTCCCCATCGGCCAAAGCTGCTGGCTGACTGTTTCCTATATGGGCTGGGATGTCATCGGACATACCATCGCCGGGGCCTTTCAATAGACGACCACCATCAGAGTATGAACCAAGTGAAGATATTCCGCCACCATTTCCATACATCATTCCGCCTTCTGCGGCATACCTAGTATTGTAGTTGTAGATTTGCGCATCATAAAGCTTGCCGTAATTTGGATTAGCTAGCAGGGTTGGCTGAATATAAGGTTGGTTTGGCATTTGCATAGCTGGCGCAGATGGTCCACTAGTTGTTCCACCTTGACCAGATGTACCACCAAAACCACTTTTTAAAGCGTTAAGCCCCATGTTAGCAGCCATTAACTGTGATGTAGTTAATCCAGCAGCGGGTATTGCTCCTTCCGTTCCTGCATTTGCTAAAGTAATACCACCTAAATCAGCGGCTAAAGTTGAAGACCCCATTGGTAATGCTGCTACAGGAACGCCATTTGCTAAAGTTAAACTAGCGGCATCTGGGGCTAAAGTTGAAGATCCTAAAGTGCTTACAGTACTTGGAACCGTGGGGGTTCCTGCGGTACCTGCTGCAGCATTATTAATAGCAGATTGTGTTCCAGCATCAATAGTAGCACCACCACCACCGCCCTCTGCGCCGATTGTTGCTCCACCAGCATCAGCACCAAGAGTTGTAATTCCACCAGCAGTGGTAGCAGCAGCGCCTTCTGGTAATGCAAAAGCTGGGCCAGCAAATGTACTTCCTGTTATCTCTGATAAAGGTACGGCAGCGGTAGCGGTTTCCCCAAGACCCAAAAGTTCTGGTTGTGCTGTTGCGGCTGCCGCTGTAGCTAAAGCAAGCGCTACTAATCCGGGCTGAAGATCTTTTTGAAAGTTAAACCCAGTACCGCCCATATCAGCTAAAGTAGCTATACGTTGTACATTTGCATTACGGCCTTCTTGACTACTGCCACCCAATATAGATTTAATTTCTTTATCTGAAACGCCTGCGGCTTTTGCTTCTGCAATTGTGTTATCAATTTGAGGCTGGATAGATGCAAGTCTATCGCTACGGTTTTGTCCAATTTGCCAACCTTGTTGTTGACCTAAAAAGTCAAGTTGGTGTTTATACCATTGGGTTGGATCTTGCTCTTTAGTAGCAGCAAACTGTTTGTATAGATCGTCGTAGTTAGTATCAGTTCTATAAGCTAGTTTTAACTGATCCGCTAATTCACTCATTGTAGGAGGAGGAGCTGGTTCTGTAGGTGCAGTATCTTCTACTTGACTACCTTCTGTACCATCAAAATGCAGCGCAGCAATTCCACCTTTAGCAAAGCGAGAAGTAGCTTCACCAGTCAATGGATTAGTCTCAGGATCATAGTCTGCTCTAACGGCTTGGGCGGCTAATGGAAGTTGAGTAGGGTCAGCATAGGCACTATGATCAACTTGGCTGCCAGGATACATCCCACCAGACACAAAGTCGAAGTCGTTCAAATCGCCGATTCCGTTAGATCCCATACAAATTCCTTGTAAATTTGGTCGATTTTAACATTTAAACCTTGACTTTCAAAACATTGGCGTTGGATGTATCTACATAGACAGATCCTACTGTAATATTGGCTAGATCAGCTTGGGTAGGTAGACTTAGAACCCTAGTCGTACCAGTTGCATTAACCTCGCTAAAGTTCAGCGCCGGGGTTATTTTGACCTGTCCATTAACGGTATTGCGCTGGGTAGACATAGCCGATGGACCCGGATTATCTAGCTGGGAAAAGTACAGTCGCAGGACGTTATTGAGCTGATCCTGATACTGCTGACTGTATTCAGTCGGAGCAATCGGCAAGTTTGGGGATTTAGTAGTACCAGTACTCATCTGCGTCCATCCGGTCTAATATCAATACGTGGGGTACCCATCTGCCAAGCTACGCCTAATCCATCAGAAGATATCACCATAGACATCTGGCGACCTCTTAAGCGGGTATAGACCTGTCCAGTAAACTCTTGAACCGTATATTGTGGATACTGGGTGTAGTTTTCTAAGCTAGTAACTACAGGAAGGTCTGCTGCGCCATATCCTGTACCACTGTTTTGACGGGGTAACAATGTCATCGTAACGCTAGGCTGGTTAACATCTGAACCGTTAAAGTTGATGTCTGGCAACATACGCCATACAAACCCAAAGTTATGACCATCACCAATGTCAAAATCAGAAGACTGTACATAAGAAGTAATAGGTACCGTAGTAGCGCCAGATGCATCATCGCTACCAAGCTCGTGATAAATAATGCGTCCTTCTGGGTTTCCTAAAAAGTCATAACCAAATACATCAGTAGCCATTGGATTAGCCCGCAGAGAAGAGTCCAGCCAAGATGTACGCAACAATGTGCCGTAATACCATACACGGTCTAGGTAGTTATAGATGACATAACGGTCTACAAGGGTGCTGTTTTTAGAACAATAGAGCCACCATACTTCGTTATAGCCTTCGTTGCCACCAGCATAGACTTGCCATGACTGGTCTTTATTAATGTCATCAAAAATGTATTGGCGCAGGGAGCAAGGTAAAGTCTCTACACGACCAGAGTACATGTAGAACTTATCAGCGCCCATCCAGTAGGTTACGTTATTAATGGTAATAACAGTATTAGGACCCATAATCGAAATGCTATCCATCAATACGTTAAAGCCCCAAACATAGGGAGGACCTAAGTATTGCTGGGAATAGATTGTCGAGTCTGTAAAGACTAAAATCTCTTGGCGTGTATTAATTGTAGTAACAATGTATGAACCGTGCGATAAACGGAATTCACCAGCCTGATTGGTAATGGCAGGAACCCATTGGTATGGATTCTCTTGGTCTGACCAGCGCACCAGCATAGGATCAAATGTTGTAGACGCATTAGTAGGATCGTATGAGTTTGCCCCATATGCCACTACAAACCTTTGAATATCAGAGGCCACAATCTCGCTAACTACCTTTGGAACCCATTGACCGCTACCGCTAGAGGCAACGTTAGCCAAATCAGATAGATACTGACCTCTAATGCTTAGTCCTGTATTAGCAGTCCAATAATAAATAGCGCCGCCACGAGGTGCAAATACTAGGTCTTGACCATAGTTATCATTAGTCCATAGACGTAACTGTTCACCAACTGATTGCGGTGCAGCATTGCCCCATCCATAGAATCCCCAAGGAGCAGCGCCCCAACCGTTACCATTTGTAAATACAGCTAAACCAGGAGGCACTTCATACTGAATGGTTACATTGCTACCGCCATTAATAACGCTAGCTGTTGGGTAGGTTACTGAAGTAACATTGTCATCTACAGTAGATGTCAGGAAATAAAAACCACCGCCACTAGTGTATTTAATAGCTTGATGCTCATGGTTAATTGTAGTGTTAGCAATACCACCCACCGCTGTAGCATTAGCCAAAATAACGAACTGAGTGTTAATTGCATTAGAGTTATCGTTTACATACAGATATGCGCTTGCTACATTTGAGCCTGCTGTATGGGAAGCAGCAGTTGTGTTATTAAAACCACGGGTTAACCCTGTAGCTACATTAGAACTTAAAGCATTGTAGCGAATCTGCTCGCTGCCAATCTGCACCAATCCATTGTTATATGGCATGTAAGTTACATTAGCCATTTGGAATGTTGTAGAGTTTGCAGTAATGTTTGCTACTAAGGTAGTAAAACCAGTAGAAATAACATTTGAGAATGTATTAGTAAAGCTAATAGGCGTAATGTCGTTATAGACACCGCTCCACTCAATGTAATACTTTAAGTTAGTTCCCACGCCAACATAGTTGTTATTAGATAGGGTAGCCCAGTTCCATAAAGAACGGCACATACCTAAGAAGTAATTGCCGCTTAATCTAGCCCAGCCACCAATCTTCTCTGGAAAGCCCGAACGAAAACGAATCTTATCGCCGTCAAAGTAACCACCTTCGTTAGAGTAGTTGGTGCCTTCACGGTTTAGACCGGGTCGTAGTTGGATCTTTTTTAATGGCATAGGTACTTACCCTAACATCTTCAAAGCTTCTGCTTTGACTTCGTTGACACGACGTTCCCATCCTCTGCCAAACGTAGCAAAGGTTGATAATGATTGTAAGAAATTTAAGCGTTTATCGCAAAGGTTTTCAATGACTTCCGCTGGATTATGGGTCTTTACGGCAGCCAAAGTAGCTGGACCAATACCACCATCAGGAGTAACCCCAACACAAGTCTGCAAAGTTTTAGCAGCCCGCCCGACCCCTGAATTAACAGCGTAGTCAAAAACAGCATAGTCAAGACCAGATACAAGCTCATCAGCTCTGCAAGCATCCCAGTATTTCCTTTTATATAACGGCGCAACATCCGATGGTGTTAGGCTTCTCATAATCTTTTCATTGACATCGTGACCTACCCATTCTGCCCATACTTTAGCAGTTACGCCAAGATTGGTCATTCCACCTGGATCACGACTATCATTAACATAGCCGCCTTCGTGAACAAGTAGTTTCTTTAGGCAGTTGTCAAAATTACCTTGCATTAAAGATGCCTATTTGTTCATTGAGCCATGCTTGCAAAGACACTAACTGCTGGGTCGTTATTGCACATTTTTCAATAAATTTAGGGTCGGCGGGGGTGCCATCAGTACTACTGGTGGTTCCGGAAACTTGGCTTGCTTCACTGCTACTGGAGAGGCGCATCCCACCATAAGTATGCTTAATAAGAGATAGCTTATTTTCATAATCATTTTTTACCTTTTCGTTAACTTGAGCGGCTTCTTTAGCCTTTGATTCATTAATCATCTCTTGCTCTTTTGCAGCAAGTTCCTGTTTAGATACATAAGCATCATACTTTGCAGACTCATACTTACCGTAGCCAAGACCGCCTAAAGCAGCTACAGAAAGCGCAATCATAATCCAGCCTGTAATTGGTAATGGGAACATTATTTGTTTTCTCCGCTAGGTTCTGTATCTTTTTTCATCATTACACTTGCGCCACTGGCTCCAGTAACAATACCTAATGCTTCCGCTAATTCTCTTAAGCTTATTGTGGTATGCATCACTTCATATATAGCCAAACCAATAACAGCAAAAATACCAAGCAACCAAGTAACTCGACCAATGTCATACGTTTCATTGTCTTTGCCAGTTAGAAGTTGTTTGAAAAACTGTTTCATTACCAAGTAATACCAATAACAGGCACGGAAGTAACCGCAACTGCTACATGCTGATCTGGATCTGATAAATCTGCGCCGCAGTCGTTACATACTTTATTAAAAAGCTCTGCCTCATCCACATCCCGACTGCAATTCGGGCAATAGATCTCAACCTTGGTAGCAACATCCATAACTTCTGCGGAAAGTTCTTTAGCTTGTTGTTCAATAATCATGCTGTGTAAGATCCGCTAGATGTGTACGTTAAGATCGTAGCATTACCAAATGTTGATAATACTGGTGATCCAGTTGTAGTTCCTGTATATCGAGTTGTTGGAATAGATAAAACAGCTACTCCAGAACCACCGTTTCCACCAGCATAAGCACCGCCTTGGTTTTGTGGTTGACTACCTCCACCACCACCACCGCCAGTATTGGCTGTTCCTGCAACACCGCCGCTACCATTCCCGCCAGCACCGCCGCCGCCTATACCACCGGGATTTGTTGGTCCACTATCATATGTACCACCGCCACCGCCGCCTGCATAGTAAATAGTAGTACCACTAATTGCTGTAGAAGTTCCAGCACCACCAGCTTTTACGCCTACCGCAGCAGCACCACCACCACCACCTTGACCTCCTGAACTACCACCGTCATTACCTTGCGGCGGAATACCAGAACCAGCAGCGTTATTAAATACCGCACCACCGCCTGATCCACCAGTATTACCTGTTAAACGTGCGCCACCACCACCACCACCGCCTCCATAAGCAAGGAATCCAAGGCCAGTTGTATTTGAACCGTTAGTATATGCGCCACCACCACCACCAATAACAAATGTATAAGTAACACCCGGAGTTACGTTTGCTAAACCTGAAATAGAGCTAGATAAATAACCGCCAGCACCGCCACCGCCACCAACGAATACAAGCGGGGAATCAGTTGAGGAACCGCCGCCACCGCCACCGCCGACTAATACATAACCAATACTATATAAACCTTGTCTAGACACGTTGAAAGTAACCCAGTTTGAATTAGCGTACCCTTCGTAAGCTTGTAGGTCTGTGTTGTATCGAATCACACCATTAATTGGAGATGCGGCTCTTTGCGCTTCAGTCCCTACTGGAACATAAATCTGCCCTGTACTAGCATTTCCAAAAAAGTCTTTTCCAAGGGTAATGTTGTTTGTAGCTACTAAATTATTTGCAGTAGCTGTGCCTGTAACAGTTAAATCACCGTTAATGTAATTAAACTGCGTTGCGCTATAAAAGTTTGTACCATCAGTAAATACCACTTCACTAGCGGCATTAGCAATACTTACATTTGAGCCACTGCCCGTTGTCATATTTACTGTATTTCCAGTACGGTTGCGAACAATATAGACTTTTTGCTGACCGGATGGGGCAATAACATTAGCAGAAGACGTTAAGTTACCAGTTAAAAACAATACCGCATTACGGGCTTGATCTGATAAACCGTTATAGTTTGTAAGGGTAGTATCGCCGTAAATAGTTAATGGCAATACGCCAGTAATAGCTTGTTCTAGGAGTGTTCCTAAGTTATTATTAGTGGTCGTACCCCAAGCACCGGCTTGCTCGCCGTTACCGATAAGTTCTATTTTAAGACTGGTGCTGTAAGTTGACGGCATTTGTTTTCCTTTATGCTGCTATAAGTTCCCAATTTGTGGTCTCTAAGTCATCAATTTGACTCCAACCAGATCCTGAATCATCGTCTATATTTGTCCAGCCTGGGTCCGGCACATCCGGAATCTGTCCCCAAACTAGCACTTGCCCGATTATACCTTGTGCTTGAACGCCTGTTAAGTAGATATTTGCATTGGCTTTAGGGATTACGGTGCCTACATATCCTACCGCCTGAACGCCTGTTACTGAAACTCTAGACGATAAATAGACTAAAACATTACCTACTTTACCGACTGCTTGTAAGCCTGTGGTTAGTACACCAGCTCCCTCAGCAACGGTTACAGAACCTAGTTGACCAATACCTTGAACACCCGTAACGGGTACGCCAACACCACCAGCAACAGTTACAGTACCTAGTTTTCCAACAGATTGAACGCCTGTTATAGAGACATTAGCTGCCCCTGTTACGTTTGCAGTGCCTAATTGTCCAACCGCCTGAACCCCAGTAACAGTAACGCTTACGCTAACGGAAGCTTTTCCACCAGTATCAGCAAAGGGGGCCGAGGCGAATGGGCTAAATCCAAACATAATTAGGCTGTGTAAGTGCCGCTGGCTGTAAATTGAATAATTGTATTAGAGCCGCTTGTTGAAACAACTGGTGAGCCTGTAGTTGTGCCTGAATAAGATACTGTTGGGACGGATAGAATTACAATACCAGAACCACCAGCACCTCCGTTATTTAAACTTTGACCACCGCCACCGCCACCACCTGTGTTAACAGTTCCAGCAGTTCCATTTCCAGTATTAGCACCAGCGCCACCGCCTCCAGTACCACCAGCGCCACCTGTTCCTCCACCATAAACACCACCACCACCGCCACCAGAGTAATAGACAGAAGAACCAGTAATACTAGAAGCAGTTCCAACAGCTCCATCACCAGCAGTACTTGCGCCAGCGGCATTATTCCCAACTGCCCCAGCGCCACCACCGCCCCCAGCAGGATAAGGTGAAGCAACTAAACCACCATTACCTCCACCAGCATTACCTTGACCAGAAGTACCAGACCCACCAGTAGTTGTTCCTCCAGCGTTACCGCCTCCTGCTCCACCTGAACCACCAGATTTTCCATTAGATGCTCCACCAGTACCAGCACCACCACCGCCTACAGATGTAAAACCAAATCCTGTTGAATTTGTACCATTTGCACCTGCTGTAGTTCCAGAGCCATCTCCAAAAGCCCCTCCAGCACCAACAACAAAAGAATAAGAAGTTCCCGGAGTGACACTATATGTACCAGAAAGTAATCCACCTGCGCCACCTCCCCCAGATGCACCACCACCGCCACCAGCTACTATTAAATAAGAGGCTGTATAGGTGCCTTGCTTAATAGTTACCCATGCTCCACTAACGTACCCTTCAAGGGAGTTAGTTGTAGTGTTGTAACGAATCATGCCGTTTACACCAGTTGGTCTGTTGTTTGTAGTACCGTTTGGCAAAATAACTGCACCAGTAGAAGTAAAGTTAGCGTTTTGAGATGTGTCAATAATTACCGCTGTTGTATTAGCAGTTTGCAAACCCAGCGCACCAGAAGCATCAACCGTTTCTGTTAGTCCAGAAGTAGAAGCATTAATAAAAGTTGTCATGGAAAGGTCGCCCAAGCTCCGCCTACATAGGCTTCAAGGTTTGCGGTGCTGCTGTTGTATCGAATCATTCCGTTTACTCCAGTAGGTCTATTGTTTGTTGTGCCAGCAGGAAGTGTTACAGCGCCAGTAGAAGTAAAGTTTGCTATTTGGTTTTGATTTATGACTACTGCATTAGATCCATTAGTTTGTAACGCAAGGTTAGCCGTACCATCAGCCGATTTAATTAAAGCTGTCGGCTGTGTAGTAGATCCGGCTGTAGCATTTATGGATGACACGGTTAGCTAGACCATTCCTGTAATGGTTCCACCAGTTAAGGGTAGCCCCGCAGTAGTCTGCGTAGTGTTGTCGCTAAAAGTTATTGACGGAGAGCTACCATTAATAATAGTGGTCATATTAAGTCCTTATACCACTGGAGGAGTTTGATCTACCCATAACCAAGTAGAAGTATCTAACACCCAGTCTCCGGGATATGTTGGCTTTGGCGCATAGAACACATCGTTTGGAATGTCGTATGTATATCCAATTCCAGCGTAGTTACCACGCAACGCTACACCGCCATCAGGAGTGCCGGGTTCTGCGGGAGGAGATGGTGCGTAATGCACGTTTCCATAAGTGTTGTATGAAGTCTGAACCCAAAATCCGGGCTGTGTATTTACGAACGCTTGGTCTGCAGAAATAACTTCTGATACCAGCATCGCTGAAGAGTTTGCAGTTTGTTCGCATTTTGCAAAATAAGACATGTTAATTACTCCATTGTTCAGTTGGTTGTGTAGGCCATACAGGGTCTACTACAGGGTTTACGGCGTAGTTTCTAATTGTACTTCTATAGGATATAAACTCAGCTTGGTTTACTAGATAAGGGTTTGCTTTGGCAGGATCGCCTACATCGGCAATAGAAGTCCAATCCGTATTTTGTAATATTATTTGCGCCTGCTGTTTACAATTTTGTTTTGCAGCTTCGTCTTCAGTAGAAGGCCATAAAGCATCTAACTCTGCTTGTGTTGGTTTTGGTGTATCAGAAAACCACTCTAACGTAGAATAGTCATTATTTGAAATACCCCAGCTACTACTAGCGTAGTTAATTGTTAATATTTGAGAATAGTCAATCATGCCGCTATCTCCATCAAAGTAATAGTACTTAAGCAATCATTATTGGGAATGCCGCTTCTATTTGCATACCAAGTTGCGCCATCGCCCTTAAATTGAATTGAATAAGATGTTGAAGATGTCGTATTTGGAGAATCTAAATAGTTAATAAATCGTTCATTAATAAAAGAAGCTGAGCCACCAGAATTAGTGCTTGGGTATGAACCATCTAAAGCTGTTGAATTTCTAATTAACTGACTAGATAAAGTGATTACACCACTTATAGAACCAGAGCTACATACTCTTGCAATAACTAAAATTTTACTTGTTGCCAATGTTGGTGTAATACTAGCTGTCATTCCAGTAGGAGTTACATAGCTTGTACTAGATGAAGAATAGGTAGTCGTATTAACAACTTGTACAACTTGTAAAACTTTACTGACCGGGGCAGTTGTTTGGACTGTGCTATCAGAAAACTTAATACCCGCCGCAGGTAATAAAATTTGAGAAGAAAATGTTGTATTTCCTGTTACGGATGCATTTCCAGAAAAAGTAACTGCGCCAGCAAATGTAGCTGCTTGAGTACTAGCTAAAGTTAGTGCGGTTGCATTTGCCCCACCAGTAGTAAAAACAAGGTTTCCTGTTGTATCGCCTGTAACGACAATAGCAGTTGTAGTTGTGTTTCCCGCTGAAATTATAGACATTTAAATAACCACCCATCGTTGTCCGCTAGACACTGTTACTGATACCCCGTTTGCCGTAGTAACTGGGCCAACTGAGAAGCCGTTAGTACCAGTAGCAATCGTGTAGTTTGCTGTAGCAGTTGCTTGATTTACTATAATTGCTTGCCCGCTTCCGCCTAATGCAGAAGTTTCAGCCGGATAAGTAATAAATACGTCGTGCGTAACGGCGGTAAAGTTTGTTAGCGCACCAGCATTACTAGAAGACAATACTGTTGTACGGGCAAGCGATACGTTATTAAGATAGTAAGTACCAAGACCTACTTCCCAGTTGTTTCCTGTTTGATCGGCAATAGTGTAATAAGTTGTACTGTTATTAGCAACAACCGCAGAAAAAAGTTGAAACCCTGTAACCGCAACGTTTGCGAGAACAATAGTACCAGTACCAGCAGTGTTGCTAGTTTCTTTTACCCGATCAAATAATACAAGAGCCATTTAAAGCTCCTGTTAAGCAATACGGATGATGGCGTTTGTAGAGTCGGCTGTTGGAAAAATAACAGTGAATGTACCGTTTGTAGCAGTTTTATCTGCGCCAAAAGCCAATACCGCAACCGCTGTATTCGCAGTGCTGTTATAAATCAAAGCGCCGTTCGCAGTAATGTTTGCATTTGTCCATGAGCTATTAGCAAAAGACATGAATGCTACGTTACCTGTACTAGCTGGGCTTGCACTAATTGTCAGTGTATTACCACCGGCAGTGTAGTTTGATGCCGAGCTTGTTACTTCGTTCAGCGTTGTATAAGCAGTTGTTGCGTTGCTTAACGTTGCAGAACTAGTATACAAAGCTAATTTATATACCGCACTTGCGCCTGATACTAAGTTTTGTTGACCGCTAAGGATTTGTACCTTAAACGAGTCACACATTGCTTGGGTTATTGCCATTTCTTACTCCTAATATAGTGTATTACGGGTTTACTGTTATTTTAGCTTGCCCGTCTCTATAGGCGTCGCCTCTTTCAAGTCCGGTTCCTAAACGATTAAGCTGCTGTAATGCCTCATTGTACTTAGTGTTATACGCACTAAGCATATCTACTTCACCCTTCATGTATGTATACGCTTCAACAAGCGTTCCATACAACAAGGCAGGAGAATAATTATCACCAAGCCATGAAGTACCAGCGGAAACAATTGATTCTGGAGAATAAAAATAATGTAACTCAGCACCGTATGCAGCGTCAGGTGTTGGCCCAAGAATAAAAGTTAACTCATTGGGATCATTTAACCTAGATCCAAACAAAGCATAATAACGAGGTAAACCAGTAGCAGTAGGATCTGGATATGCTGCTCGAATATAATTAACATCTTTATTAAGTAAGTATTCATAACTACCATCCGCTTGAATTACCGCCAATGAATAAGTTGACAAGTAGTCGTTAGGACAAGCCAAATACTTGCTAGTACTAGAGCAATTACCAGTAACATTCTTACGCAACGAAGGAATCTGAACCGTATTGTATATACGTTCTTCAGCCTGCTGAATGAAAGTGTTAATCTGCGTGGTTACATTAACCAAGCTAGAGTTAGCACTGCCAGAAAGCTCTACTAGCGTATCAGGAAATATATTCTCTGTATACGCTTGTACTTGCTGAAAAAGTTCAGTGTAATTCATTATGCCATTGGGCCTCTAGACTTAATGCCTTTGGTTGCAGCGCCGTAACCACGCATAGTAACACCCTCAGTCTTAGGGCCACGAGTATTGTTGCCAATAGAAACACGCATTGCTGGCATTCCACCAGGAGTATGTTCATCAGCCTTGAGTGTATTTGGATTTGTTTGATATCCAATGTCTGCGTTCATTTTGTTTGGCGCAGGCTGAGCATAAACACCAATGTCTTTAGCTGTGCCAGTGCTTTCTGGAAACGTATAAGACCAAGTGCTTGCATCTTTAGCTTCTTTAGCATGACCAAGAGGATACTTTCCTGCTGGAGTTGGTTTAACTGTTTTGTTAGTAGCCATGATTACCCCTGATTTTTAGCACGAGCTAAGTTACGGCCAACAGCTTTCATTGCTGCGCCAGTAACGGTAGATGCACCTTTAGAACTTTTGCCAGTTTGAATGGCAACGTTTGGACCTGAATCACCAAGGTTTTTACCCTTAGTTTTGCCTGATTTTGTTACGCCGTCTGCTGCTTTTTTGAATGTCATAATGACTCCTAATTTAAATCGTATCTGTTGCCTTTAGCCAAGTTTTCCGAGCTTGGCACTACTCGTAAGTTGCTATAAACATGCAAGCCAGATACATTTTTTCCTTGTAACGGAATAATGTGGTCGACATGCCATGATTCTACACCATGCTTGTTTAACATTGAAGCTAAAGAATACATACATTCTATACGCAAAAGCTCCTGATTTGAAAGCCATTTTGGAGTTCTTTGCAATGTAGATGCCCTACGTTTGGCATTAATAGCGTTAATTTTTGGTCTATTGGTTTTTGTGTATTTATTTCGATACTCGTATTTTTTTGCTTGTTTTTGAGTATCACACATAGCTTTTGCTTGATATGTATTGTTTTTTTGCTTAACAGATGGAGTTTGGTTGTACTTCTTTTTGCATACAATGCACCAACAATTTAAACCATCAGCTCTTTTTCTGTTTTTATAAAATTCAGAAACAGACTTTTCAGTCAAGCAGCGTGTACATTTTTTCATGATATTTGCACCGATACTGTACCAAGTTGTGTCTTACCTATCAAGTCATTTGGCGTTAAACCATTGTCAAATAACCTTGATCCTCCAACGGGCTGCCATCCCCATTGAAATATCCTACTACCCATATCTGGATTTCCTAATCCATTAGGACCAATACCAGTTAAATTAATCTGTAAACCATTAGTGCCAGATTGCCAATAACTTACATCAGGACGAGGCTCCCGAACCGCTTGCGGGTCGTTCACCGGATACATACCCAATTGTAACTGAGGTTGATCTGGGTTCCAACATGATCTGCAAACTTTAATCTTGAACGGCTTGGTCTTTACAACCTCTGTTCTAAGCTCTTTTAGCATGTACCTAAAACCACATCTATCGCACTCTGCAATTGCCCATTTACCCGAAGCGTACTGATTCGGCATGGTTAACGGCCTCCTCCGCCATAGAACGACATTCTAGGCACAAATCGAATAGGAGCTTTCTCTCTATCTTCGTCTGCCGCCAATTGGAATTGTTGTTCATATTCTGCTTTAAGCATAGGAATACGACCAGGATCTACGCCATTAAGCTTGGTAGATAGCTGATAAGCTAAACCAGCAACCATACAAGGAATGAAGCGGAACGGAATATCTTGTACATATACACCAGAGCCAGCATCTTGGATGCGGCGCAGGCGGTAATAAACAAACAAGTACTGATCACCAGGTGCATTAGGAGTAGGCCATACATTAATGCATGGTAGGTTCTGAACTGTAATGGCATCATTAGCAACATGTGGTGCAGCAGTCGTGTTGTTCTGACCACGAGCGCAGTTTAAAAGTTGGTTTCCACTAACATTGGGATAGCTAATGGTTTCTGTACCAATCTTGATAAATCCAGCAGAAGCTAGCCCATTTGTAGATGACAGGGTAATGGTTGTAGAAGAACTACTGATATTAGCCGCTAGGAGCTTGTCTGTGATGTTTTCTTGACCTGACTGACGGTTGATATACACTTGGATCGGGCGCCCCTGTGCGAGCTTGTTAGGCAGGCTTATATAGGTCGGCTCAGCGATACGGCTAATATTGATATCAATTTGGTTAGAAGTGCCGTTGTTCTGGCGAATTACAGTATCCATCAAGTCTATGGTGTCTGATGGGATAGGATACATAGCCTGTCCTGTAACCATTGGAATAACGCCCTGTTCTACTGTCCATAGGTTAATACCACGGTTAGCCCATTCAATGGTTAACAAGTTAAGAGATCTGCGGGCTGTTTTAAAATCATAGCCAGTACGCAGTTCTTTGCCGACTCTTTCGAAGGCCTCTTCAATTAAATCATTGACATCCAGATTGAAGCTTGTTGTTCCTGTAGTACTCATTATTTTTTCTTCGCTGTTTTAGCTGATTTCACAAAGTCCGCCTTGGTAGGCGCACCCTTAGATCCAACTTTACGCATTCTTTCGCCAGATCCAGCCGCAATACGTGCCTGTTTTTTATGAATATTTTCATAAAGTCCAGGTTTAACTTCTCCACCTTCAGCATACTGAGTAAAGTCCGTATTATCTCTACGAGCTTTCTTTACGGGCTTTCCCATCTTAGAAGGCATGACTGCACCCATTCCACGAGATGGTCTCATTTTTTACCTTTAGCGTAACCGCCACCACACATAGT